CTAAAACAACGGCGCGGGCGTCTGGAAGAGAGGGGAAAGCGGGTAGGAAACGGCGGAAGGGTAGGAGGTGGAGCCTCGTGTAAAGTTGAGCGCGAGGGTAGCGCTTTCAGTTGGACCCCAACCCACATCAAAGAACTGAGCAACGGTTCCCCAACTGGCGGGATCATAGCTTCCAATGTCGGCTTTGGTGAAGCCGGTATTCGCCACACCGGTTCCCTCGACGACCAGTTTGCCAGATCCGTTAGCAACGTCCGCACTGTCGATTGTCAGAACTGCGCCAGCAGTCGCCACGAAGCCGGAAAGGCTTTCGAAGTTTTCGAGCATGATAGGCGGGGGCAAAACTACATGGAGAGCTTTGGCGGCCACATCTACGCCGTTAAGCTTCCCGCGTGCAGCAAGCCTATACCACTCATCCGCCGCCTGAGCGAAATAGGTTAGAGCCGTAGCACCCGCTATGGCCGTCATGACGAAGGGTGCCGCCAATGCCATTCGGTACCATTGCACGTCTGTCCATTCGGCGTTCAGCGTGTATTTCTGCCCGGTCGATCCGTCAGCCGTGGCCGTAATAAGACCATAGACTGGTGTCGGCAACACTGGCCGCGCCGCACTAGAATTAACGCCCTGGCCCATAGCGAGTGGAAACGTCAGCGACTGTGGTTGCAGCGCGATGGCAATTGGAAGGGAAAACGGCGATGTCATTCGCTGCTCCATGCCTTAATCTGCTTCAGGTCATCATTGTGCAGCAGTCGTACCCGCGCGAACGGGCAGCGGGCAAAGCGGAGTATCGGCGGAGAGGTACTTGCGATAATGTTTCCTAACGACACCCATGGCGCGTTGGCGTCAACCCGGCCCTCTACCTCGACCTTGGCCTTCGAGCCGGACGGAATGTCTGCCTGGACGGTGAAATCGTTTGCGGGGCTGAATGAAGCGCCGTCAAGTGTTGCAGCATTGGAATTCAAGCGTTCGGTCATGGCGAGTTTCTCTTCAGGTTGCGTTAGAGCGAAGGAGGGTTGCGGCTCTCATATCGGGAACATTCTCCAAGCCGGTTGATTGGAATATGTGACCGCGATCGACCAGTTGGGCGGCAGTGTTACCGTGATCGATTCCCCGACGACTTGCGGATTGAAATCTTTCACGCCACCATCTGGTGATTTCACTTGGATCAGTTGGACGTTGCCCGCGAACACCATCACCTGCACTTTGGAGCCGGACGTGTTTTTCCAGTAGACTCCGCTAGCAGGAATAGCCGGGTCAGCGAGCTGCGCAGTGAAAGCCAGTCGCTCAATCTCGACACCCACGAGATTGGCGCCGATCGAGCCACCCGAATAGAATGCCGGGTTAACACCTGATCGGATGATGTTGGTGTTACCAGCCGTAAAATCGAACGTGGTTTGTCCCAAGACTTGACCGGCATCGAATGCGTTTCGCGAGGCGCTTGGGCTATCGCATTTGATGCCAATGCTGACTTCCTCGGCGTCGAAGGAGACGAACGTATTTGAGAAGATCGCTCCCGTAGTCAGGTAAAGGGCAATGTTCGCCTGACCTCCCGCAAGGTGAAACGTGTTGAAGCAGGCTTGCCGAATGACGATTGCTTTCCCGTGACCAGGCGCTGTCGGTTCTCCCGGTCTGCCGGTGCCACCGCAGTTTGAAACGAGATTAACGTCGGACTGAAGGACGTAATTGAAACGTGTTCCTTCAGCGGCGTCGTCCAGGCTGTCGTTGTTGACGACAAGGATGAATGAGCAGCTGTTGAAAGCGTCGCTGAAGTCGTTCTTGCCGATCCGAAGAACCGGACCAGCCACGCGGCCTCGAATATGGACGTGCTCGAAACGATGATAAAAGCCGTTCACAGCCTCAAGCGCCAAAGTCTTCCCGTTGTCGAGATAGAAGCCGTCGCCGTTTTTCGACCGCCCTACGACAGAATAGCCATCATTTCGGGCGCCGACATCCCATGCGGTAGCTGGGTTGTAGCGATACACGCCCTTAAGAACGCCGGTGGTGCGTAGATTGGCAGAAAGGTACTTCTTCCACTTCTCAATGGATGCAGTGTCGTCAGTGCCGACGCCGATGTCTGTCGCATCCGCCTTCGCTCCAAACATCTGAGGCGTCACTTCGCGCTCTTTGATTTCCCACCAAGCGCCGTCGTTGCTCTGCTCGTGCCAAGGTTCCTGTACGCTCGGCGCGGCCACCATCCGGAATTTTGTATGACGGCCGCCATCGCCAGGAGCGTAAAAGCCCAACACCTCGACCGACTGGATAAGCCCGTCGATGTTCGCGGCCTTGAAGGCTGCAACACTGTTAAAGACAAGGCGCGAGTTAGCGGCCGCGAGGGCGACCTGTGCGGCAGCTTGCGCCTGCGCGACCACCGCCGCACTCGCTTGATCGCTAATAAGCCGCAGCACGTTGCCCTCGACCAGCGCGAGCAGCATCATGTCCTTCAGCAGGCTTCCTGGGAGGATGTCACCGCCTGTCAGCGATTTGAGTGTAAAGGTTTTGTTGTTGACCTTCACCGTGACGGGCGACGCCGTTGTAGTTGCCGTGATTGGCAGGATGACCAACATGCCTTTGACGAGCGGGACGCTCGATGAGGTGATAATGGCGTTAGGGGTTCCGGCACCCGGATTGTGCAGAACACTCATTGAGTATGGTAGTGGCAGCGTCCAAGCCCATACTGTTCCTGTCCAAGACCAGATGCCGTTCTTTTCAGGGTCGGGGTCACCAAAGACCCAAGCGGAAACCTTGCTTGCCAAAGGTGCCGCCTTCAGCAAGACCTCTGTTGCAAAGAGTGGAGCCTGAAACCCTGCGAGGTCGAGCGGCGACGTACCCGCCAGCTGCGTGGCGAGATCCGCAGTGGTTTGCACTGCCGTCGAGCCTTCGCGGTTCACAATAATTTCGTCTGAAACCGCAGTCTGATAGGCGATGTTTGTCGTCATGACAGGTGGGACGATAGCGTTCATGTTATCCTCACAGAATGATGACGGAGAATGGGCCGGAAACCGGGCCGGGAATGCCGTCATCGTTTTGGGGTTCGAGCCAGAAATAGTGAGTGCCCTGCGCAAGGCAGGTTGCCGTTTCGAGGTAGGCGACGGCGTTATCGACGGAGCCCGCAAATCCTGACGAGGCGGCGAGAGCAAATGTGTTGTTGCCGGTCACCGCCTGTATGCGATCGCTAACCGTTCCATTGGCACCGCGGGCCGTTCCCGCTCGCGTCGATCCACCGACTAGTTGAGGCGTTAGGTTGCCCGCCGAAACATCAGACAGTGTGCAGGCAATCCGGTAGAACTTACCGCTTTCTGCTGCGAGCGGCTGAGAAAGAGCACTGGCTGACCCAGATGTTTTAGTGGCCTTTCCGTTGCCAATGGTCCAACCACTGCCGACCGTCCATGTTCCGCCATTGTCCATAGCGCCATTTGTCAGCAGGTTTTCCCGCGTCGTGTCACCAACAGGAGCGGAATAGCTGCGCGATGGTTGGACTGCCAAAAGTGTAGCGGCGTCGGTCGCTCGGTTAAGGACAGACGAGGTAGAGCGATACACCTGCACCCTTGAAATCCCGGCGTCATCGCCAGTGGAAAACTGGATGACCGCAGCTCCGAGCAGACCGCCAACGGAAATCATGCCCGATGGCAATGCGTTAGGAATGGCGAGATCATCGCCACCGACCTTGAATGTAATGGTAGCGGTATAAGGTCCCGGCGTTCCATCGGCAGACAGTGCCCTTGCGCGCATCTGGACCGTCGAACCGTTCTGATAGGTCGTCACCGATCCGCCGCCATCTGCAACGGCTATAGAGATCGTTGTCCAGGCCGTCGCGCCGTTCACCCTATGATCAACCTGGAATGTGGACGCGGGTACGGGACCTGTTCCGGCCTGGAGCAAATAGTCGATGCGGTTCAATGCGCCGGTGCCAGAGTAACCCGATCGTATCGAGGTGAAGCGCGGCGCGGACGGTTGCGATGCCGTCTCCGGTATCTCAGCGCCAGCACGCCCCGACCATGGCGGCACAATTTCCGCGTTGATCAGTTCATCGATAATTGGCGCTGCGTCGATCAGGCGAAGATGAGACGAGAAGTCTTCACCGGCCTCGACGCCCGTAACAACCACCGGGTAATCAACCGTGGACGCTTCCCCGAAATGGAGAAGGTCACCGGCGACAGGCATGTCGCCCTTGCCTTCGACCAGCAGAACGCTTTTTTCGCCCGGCGTTTTAACCAGAGTTCTAACGATCGACGTCCCGATCGTGTCGTCGGCGGTAATGCCAGTCCGGAAGCGGACCGCATAGTTCTTGCCGGGCTCCATGGTCACGCTCTCATCGATTTCGATGAAGCGGCTGTCGGTCGATTTTACCCGCGCTGCGACCTGCACTCGGTTGATGACATGGCTGGAGAGGTGGACCAGATCGCCACGGGTGGAGACTCTGATAGGGCCGTCTTGCGAGACGGTGTAAACGTCAGGGCGGTACATCGCCTCATACATGCGGCGGCGCGCTTCCAGATAGATTTCGTCCGGGTCGGTCTTGCCCGGCAGTTCAAGCTCTTCCAGGAGAAGTAGCTCCGCCGTCTCTTTTCCCGGCCATGGCACAATGCGCTCCGCCGCTTTGTAATCGTTCGTGGCGTCCTGAAACGAGACGCGGAAGCCATCAGGTGGCTGGACGTAGGAGCGGGAAATGCGCAGATCATAGCTGTTGCGCGGGCTAATGTGATCAACCAACAGCTTATCAGGCCGATCAACGGTCACAGACCATTTTAGCCCGTCATGACGCGGACTGGCGCGACCTGCGGCGGCAATCTCGGTCAACAGATCGCGGAGCGTCGTAGACTTCTCTTCAATGACGCGGTCGTACTTCAGATCGTTGATGCGGCAGAAATCATGCCAGTCGGCCAAAGCCTCCTCATCGATCCCGGTATCGGGAACAGCCTTCGGATTGGCAGGCGACTGGAGCACATAGCGGTAGAGCGAAGCAGGATTGCGGGTGTTGCGCTCGATCCATGGGCCATTGGTATGATCGTAATCGAGGCAGGGTCTCGATACGAGCGCGTTGAAATTGTCGAGTTGCCCATTCAATTGGTGCGTCGCCTTGATGCGAAGCGCCACAACCGCGAGCGGATGCGGGAAATTAAGCGGGTATTCCGGGCGGATCGTCTGCAACGCTGCCCAGCTCGTGCGCTGTTGGATTTTTGAATCGCTGGTTTCTGCCGTCAGCATCGTGCAACTGACCTGCCAGCGCCCACGGGTCGGGAAATCCCATGTGTGCTGACGATAAAATGCTTCCAGCTTACGAGCGCTGACGTTGATGGTTTTAACGAGCTGCCATTCGTCGGCGTCCACCCGGCGCTGCTCGATGCGGATGGTAACGGTATGACTGCCTGCTTCGCCCTTGTCGTTAAATCTGACTAGGCCACTCGGCCATGCGAAAATGATGCTCGCTCCGGACGCATCAGCTCCGGTGGTTCTAACGACGCGTTCTTCCTTTGCAGGACTGCCGCTGATGATATCGCCGAGATCATTGCGGGGATAAGGCATCAGCAGTTCAGCGCCGATCGTGTCTTCAATGATCTGGCGCGGAAACATCGACAGGGGCGCATCACCGGCGCGACCTTCGCGCACCTCTAGCTCGACCTCGTCATATTCTGACAGAGAGGTATCACCGATCTGGAAACCTGAGAGATTAAGCGGCCCGTAGCCAAAGCAGAAAAGGCAGCGGAGATATTGCCAGTCGCCCACGATCTCACTGTAGGTGTACGCGCCAAACGGCGGCGCATAGCGCATTGTGCCGAGCGGCAGGGGCACGGCAGTGTCGGGTTCGAACCGGTTTCGCCAGCCGGTTATGTTGTAGCGGTTTTCAGCGTTCAAACTCTGCGGTGGCTTTGGCGGCGGGATGAGTGCATTGATCAGCAGGTTGCCAACGACGCTAACACCAAGGCCAATCAGACCGGAAGCCAGGGCAAAACTCGTTGTGCCAGCCGTAAAGCCGAGTGACAGCGCCCAGTATTGCCCCAGGGCGACAGCTGCGATGGCAACGACAATCGACAGAATGGATTTGAGCGCGTTCTTTCCTGGCACCAGCCGGATGACGACGCGAGCGCCGTCGCGAGGGCGCACCGAATGCCAATGCTTTGCAGGAACGATAATCGAGCCGCGTTCGCTAACGATCGCAACGCGGCAATTGTGCCAGTCGTTAGAAGACAGCTCCGGCAGTGCCGCTCTAACGATCTCTTCCAGCGTCGATCCTACAGGCATCGCCATGTCGATCCTGCCTGCGGCAGGGTCAATCATGGGGGCAGCTAAAACCGGAATGTTTGATGTTTGAGGGCTCATCAAAATGCCCTCGAAATCATATCGACGTGCCGATAAGTGCCCGTTAGACGGTGCCCCCATGCGCCCGATCGGTAACTTTCGATCTTGGCGCAATCGTCTTCGGCCACATGGATCATCAGCCCGTGATGCACGACAATCCCGACATGGGTATCAAGTCGACCGCGACGGAAAACAGAGATATCGAATGCGATCGCCGTGCCGGATACGGGTATCCAGAGTGGTGACGAGGTAGCACCAGAAACCAGTGCCGCGATCTCGCCATGCTCTTCGACGGAACCGTAGCCCAGGTAATCGGGAAGTCGGATACCCAACTCCTCGCGGTAGATCGTGCAGGCCAAGCCCCAGCAGTCGCAGCCGTCGCGATCGCGACCGAATTCCCTGTAGGGTAGACCCACAAAGCGGTCGCTCCAATGATGATTAGCAACGCGTGTCATCGAGTTCATTTATGCATCCCCGGAAACGTTCTTGCGGTCATTCGGCCACCCGGCACGTATTCCAGCTCGATCTCTTCCCGCGTGATGGAAAGCGATATTTCCCCGGCATCGATGTCAGCTGAAACGATATTCAGATCGGTGTATTCGGCCTCGATCAGGTTCGGTGACGACGCCAGAACCACTGCCATGTGGATCGTCGCCGGAGACGTGAACGAGCGCACGAGGTTGACCATCTCCTGATCGAGATTTTCCAGAACGACTTGCGCAGTCGCCGGTGCGTCATCGAGATCGGACGGCATGACGGCAGACGCTATGATCCAGAGAAACGGCTCTTTGATCGGGTTGGCACCGCGCCACTTGGAGCGAGTGCCATAATAAAGCGGGTCGCTGGACAGCCGTTCGGTGTTGTCAGTCGATAGGCGAATTGGTTGCTCAAGATCGGGATGCTCGATCTGAAACAGCGCAACGTAGATTTCGCTCGATGCCTGGGCGTCTTGCATCAAGCGGGCGTTGAGGCTGACACGTCTCATGGGCGCTTATCCAAAAGGACAACGCCGTCCGAGTTATAGCGGCCATTAAGCTTCGGGCACCCCTCATAGTCGTGGTTCCGGCCGCCGCAGTAAGAGCAACGCAGATGGAGACGCGCCGCACTTCCACCCCATGTTTTGGGGCAATATTCGTATGGATGGAGACCCGAACCGCAGTAAGTGCATCTCATGGCATCACCTCGACCGAAAATGAAAATCTGAACTCGACGCCCTGGACAGTCTCGGCGGGCAAGTTGCTGCCGAATGTCACCAGCCAGCGCCGCGCCATGAGGATGCGCGCGCCGCCGCTCGTTAGAAGTTGTGCACCTTCGCTGGTTCCTAACGCCCAACCTTGCGTGGTCGGATCTGGCATCCAGAACAACAGCGCGCCGCCTTTCGTTTCGCGCTGATAGAAGCGATCGAAGCGTTCCTTCCCGTTGCGATCGACAACGATCGACAGCGAAACGGTTCGGGATGCAGAAGAAAAGCGGCGGCGATAACCGACCGGACCCGCGTCCGATCGCCGCTTGAGACGTGCATCCTGTGGCGTCGATTGCCACGTATTCCGTTCGGGCTTTGGAAGCTCCGAAGGCCAGGTCGGATGTGTCATCGTCTGACCCCCGGAGCCTTCAGGCCAAATTCCCGCTGGATCGCACCACGCATGGGATTGCCACGTTGACCAACCGTCGCGGCTACCTGCTGCCCGATCGCCATGGTGATTTGCCGGTTCCCGCGACTATCAGTCGTTTCCTGTGTGGTGACTTCCTGCCCGGAATAATTGTTGATGGCGATCGAGACGCCGGAAGTGCCGTTAGAGTTGGCGGCGACAGCAGAGGGGTAAACAGCGCCCGAACTTACGTAACCTCCGGTCGAGTATCCGCGCAGCAAGCCTTTATGCATGGCGTCAAGCTTCGGAACGCCGATCTTCTGTACGGCTTTCTTCGAGAACACGAATTCATCTGCATGAACCACGCCTGCGATGTCTTTCGTTTCCCCAGGGCCGGTCCAACCGCCGACATCGAAGAGGCCACCAATGCCTGATGCGATCGCAGATGCCGTCTGCGGAGAAGCTTTCAGGATTGATTGATTAAGACCGCCGCCACCAAAGAAGCTGTTGAACAGGTTGCTGAAGAACCCTCCGCCACCAGCGCTGGGCGCGGACGGGAAAAAACTCGTCAGGTTTTGACCGAACTGGCTGAAACCCGTACCAAGGTTGCCCAGGCCCTGCGCAGCGATCGTCGTGCTTTGGGTGGCGTTCCCAAGCGCTGCATTGAATTTCTGGACATATGCCGTGCCGGACGTGCCGAGAATGTCGGTCGCGTTGCCGCCTTTGCCGACAGAACCGGGACCGCCGAACCACGCCTGCGCAGCTCCGGACGCGCCGTACTTCGAAACATAACCGCCGAAGATTTTTTCAAAGACGGCATCCTGCGCGGATTTGGACGACAGGAACTCATTGGCCGAAAGGCTGCGGCCAAGCGCGCTTTGTGTCCACGGGCCAATGTTCGCGCCCATCACCTGATAGGCACCATATGCACGATCACCATTCTTGGTGACCGGACCGAGCGCGTTGTAATTGCCGCTACTCTCGATCGACTGGATTGCCTTTGCGAAGGCTGACATCGAGCCTGGGAAATTCACAACGTTAGAATTGTCATTGGCAGCGCCGCCGATCATGCCGCCCAAACCGCCCGCCATTCCTCCATTGACAACGACACTTGCCGCCGTGACCGACATTGTCCCGACTGACTGTCCCATAGCATTGCTGACGAGAGACGTAGGGTCGCTTTTACCGCCGCCAAACAGCCGGGATATGATGCCGGTGAAACCGCCGACATCCGCCGATGTCGCCTTGTCGGTCCCGAGAAGAGCGTTGCTCAGGTTGGCCTTGATGTCGTCTTTGACGAAACCTGTCAGCGCATCCTTAACGGCGTCGAGCGCGCCGCTGAAATCGCCGTCCGATAGCTTATCGACAACACCGCCGATCGCATCTTCACCCGCCTGCTGAACTCGGCCCCAAGCCTCTTCCTGCTTTTCGATCTCGCGTGTGAGCTTCGCCTGCTCTTGTGCCAATTCACGGATCTGACCCGCTTCGCGACTCGATACGGAAATTCCCAGGCTGCGGATACGCTGCTCGGCCTCAAGCAATGCCAGCGCCTCGCCGCGTGCCGTGGCATTCGCGCCGACAAGATCCTTTTCCAGGCGTAGCTGTTCCAGCTTGTCATTTTGACTGCGCATGTATTCCATAACGGAAGCGCGTTTTTCCTCCGCCGCAAGAGCAGCGTAGCCGCCGCGCAGATCCTCGATTTGCTTCAGCAACATGGCTTTGTCGCTGCCTTCGGCTTTGGCAGCGGCAGCAATCATCGGACGGAGCGCAACCTCTTCCTGAAGCATGCGGTTCGCATCACCTGAAGTGATCGCACCGGAAGCAACGAGGGAATTCAATCTCGCCCGCGTTTCCGCCTCAAACTTCATGTCGGATGCTTGCGTGGCGGCGCTGGCGATGGTTTCTGCGATCACACGGTTACGAGCGCGAGCCGCCTCAATAGCGATCGCGTCCGCCGACATTTCCTGATCTGCCAACTGGATGCGCGTGCGGCGCGCTTCCAGCTCGGCTCGCAATAGAGGATTTTTCTCGTTGGCGATCTGGATATCGAGCCGGTCCAGTTCGGCCATGCGCTCTTGACGATTGATCAGTGCATCGAGCGCACGCGTCTTTGCCTCGATCGCTGCTTCGTTTTTTGCAGCATCGACACCGTTGAGGCCGCGACCGCTCTCCAGCGCAGCGATCTCGTTGCGGAGCTTTTGCTCTTGCATCGCGCGAGCGTTTGCGGGGGAAGACTCATAGAGGGTAACGGCTGCGACACTGCGGCGATTTTCTTCGGCTTGTCTCTTCTGCTCAGCCAATGCCTCATCACGGCGTCGCTTCTCAGCCTGAAGCTCGGGAAGCCGGGCCGCATCGGCTATTGCTTCAGCTTTGCCCGGATTGAAAACGTCGAACATCCCGCCAATCGTGGCGAGACGAGCTTTCGCAGCTTCTGCCTTGGCGATCTGATCTTCCAGGCTTGGTCCGGACACTGCCCGATCAACCGCTTTACCCATCCAGTCGAATGCGTCGCTGGCACCTCTAGCAACCGCATTCCAAGCTCGCCCGAGCGCGGTCGTCGCCTCGCTGGCATCTGCCAGCTGACTTGGCAGAGCCTTCAGGAGAACGGCCTGCGCCTCAGATTGGCGGTTCTGCGCAGCAAGATTGGTGGCCTGACGTGCTGTTGCCGCGTCAATCAATCCGTACTTTTGGTAAAGCGTTTCCGCCGCCTTTGCAGGATCTGCAAACATCTCGGCAAGCATCGAACCGGCTTCGTCAGTCGCGATACCCATCGTCGCGCCGAAATCCTTCGAGATCGCGATCAGCGCTTCGAAGTTTTCCGAACCAATCCGGCCAGTGCGCAGGAACTGGGCTTCCATCGAGCGCGCCGACGACACCGAAATACCGGCAGCAGACGCGCCAGCCTGTGCGGCGGCTTCCATCTCCGTCTTGCTGCCTGCAACCGCACGGCCAAGTCCGGAAGCGGCGGTTTCGACTTCCTTTGTGGATTGCAGGTAGCCGCTATAAGCAATCGCGCCAAGAGCGACGACCGATGTCAGTCCGGCGATGCCGACCGTCAACGGCGTGATTGCGCGAGCAGCGCCACCGGCGATCGTCCGAAAATCTTTCAGTGCGGTATTGAGGCCACCTTGGCCCGCATAAAGCTGGAGAAGCTGCGGCCCCTGCTGCGCCGCGATCATCGGCAATGGCATGCCACCGAAAATGCCCTGGCCGATATCGAGATACTGATATCCAGCGTTCTGGCGACGGGCGCGATCGCCCCGCTCATTGTCGTTTGATGGCGGGTTTGGCGGCTCTGGCGGCTGGGCGGGCGGGTTTGCCGGTTGTGAGAACCGCGATCGGCGGCGCGATCCGCTCGCGGGCGTAGTCGGAGCAACCGCACCGGATGCCTCCAGTGCGTCCTGGCGTGCCTTCGTCTCCGCTTGCGTCAAGGCATTGGTCGCGACGGCGTTTTTGCGGGCGGCTTCTGTATCGCGGTTCATTGCCGCCGCTTCGCGATCAAACGCAGCGGCGGTCTTTGTGACTTCGTTTCCTAACGCCGCAACATTATTGCGCAGTTCGTTTGTAGTGTTCTGGGCAGATGCAGCCTGCGCCTTGAAGATCAGCTCGAATTCCATCTGCCTGTTCATGGGTTCGCACCCTTCAGGACAGATAGCGCCTCAAATTCCATCAACTGAATGTCCGCAAAGACGGCGTTAGAAAACTCATAGCGACGAAGGACGATATCGACGCCAGCGTAGTTAAGCCCACGCCGAAGGATATTTTTGGCACCTGCAAGCTCCACCCACTGCGTATCGCAGGCGAGAAATGCACACACACTTTCCCAATTAGGTGCCAACACCTTGAATGCCTCGTCTGCCTCTGTGGTGATTTCTGACGGGTCGATCTCGACACCCATCAATTCGAACTGCCCGGCCACGTCGCTGTCGATAACGACAATCGCCTCCGGATCGGCACGGCCAAGGACACTAAACGCCCACGCCCGTGCCGCTGCCTTTAGTTTCCCAGTCGGGCTTCGTCGCCGCGAAGGCTTTCGGAATAGGCGCGATAGACGCCCTGGCGGAACCATGTGATACCGACCGCCTGCGAGAGGTTTTCAGGCGTGAAGGCAACAGCGCCGCCGTCACTATCCACGACATCATCCCAGTTCTTGCAGACATCCTTCAGCTGCTCGACCTCGTGGGCGTCGCGCTCACGCTGTGTCGTCAGCTTTTCATACGCTTCCTGTGCCGCAATCGCCTCTTCACGGGGCTGCGGCTCGAACAGCACCTGGAGGGTGCGCTCCATGATTTTGCCCGGCGCGTCCGGATCGGGCATGCGCACCGTGACCGGCCACCAGTATCTGTAGGTTTCTGCGAGAACGAATTTCATGCGGGTTTTCTCCTGAAGAGCTCCGAAAGGGTGAGAGGAAGCGGACGGCTACTTGAAAGTGATTTTCAGTTCGTCACGCCCGTTAACCGGGCAGAGATCGAGAGGCAGCGAGTAATTGAGAATGCCGTCCGTCTGCCCCTGCGTAGGTTCACCGACCTGGACGGCTGGCGCGGCAATCTCAACGATGTTCCCCGCCGTTATGCCGTGAACAATGGAGAGTGCTCCGGTATCGCGCTTCAGTGCCTTGTCGAACCAGTTGACGGTCGCGAGCGATCGGGCCTCGACCACTGCTGTGCCTGTGGAAGAGCGGTTAGAGATGAGAACTTTCTCATCACCGATCAGGAAACGTGGCGTCAGCGTGTTGCCGACGTCGAGCGACAGGCTTTCCGCGACAGACGGCCAGCCATGCAGCGACATCTGCGTATTGGCCTTGCTGACATGGATTGGCGTTGCCCATCCCGCCTTACTGACGACAGGCATCGTTGTGATGTCAGTGATCGTGCCGAGCATCCCAACGACAGTAACGCGCCATTTTGGATAGCTTTTCGGCTGGTAGTTCGGAGCGAAATTGGCTTTTGCGCCCAAAAGGATATGCTGAACCTTATCCATGATGAAGCGCATGGACGCGGACTCTGTGCCGTCCTCGACGATGGTGTAATCGACCTTCGTGTTGGCGGTGATGGTCTCTGCGAAACCAGCGGCACGCAGCAGGGAGCCATATTTCGGCGGCGTTCCGGCCACGCCGCTTCCTGCCAGTTCAATGTCGGCCTCCAGGCGACCGTAGATGCCAGCCAGAACAACGCCCTGGTTGCCGAGATAAGGCAGCATCAGATCGCGGGAAACACGTTCCGCTACGAGCGGCGTAAACGTCACGTTCGACATGATCACGGCGTCAGCAGCGGCGGGCGCAGAGTCTTCGCCGTAGTTCGTCTCGATTTTGCAGAGAGCCGCCAGCTTGCGGAAAAAACGTTCATTAGCCATTGTTTCGGCCTTTCTTGCCACGCTCGGCCTGCTCGTCCGCAGACGGCGTTTCGGTTTCTGTCGGCGCGGGCGTTTCGTCCGCTGGCTCTTCCGGGCCGCTGACCTTCGTCAGCTCATCCGTGTCGGGATTTCGGATATATTGCCCACCGGTGGTCGGTTGGTTTGTCGGCTCGCTCATGGTGTGTCCTTGTCTCTGAGGTATCGGGAAGTTTCCCAGATGCTGACGAAGATCGTTACGCCGTTGGACATCGGTGTGGGTTCGGTGCCAACCAATGCGCATGGGTCGCTGCCGTCGGTTGGCTCCCAGCCGGTCAGTGCACCTTCGATTTCGCCCTTGAAGCGGTCGAATTCTTCAGCACGCATCTTGCCGGTCGCGTCGCTGTGGTAACGAAGAATGACTGCGACCAGGAAGCGGACCTGAACGAGCTGGCGGTGGCCGGTTGCCAACTTGTTTGGACCGGCCTTTTCAGGGTGCGGCACGACAAATGTAGTGGTGCTTGGGCGCTGTACGCCCTTCGCCACGACGTCCAAATCTTCGGCAAATTCGACGCTCGCAAGCGACGGGGCGGATGTTTTTAGCTGCTCGATAATGCTTGCAAACATCACCAGCCCCTCAATCCGCGTGCGTCGAAGACTTCGGGCGGAGCGGAAAACATCACCGTGCCGGAGCTGGAGGCTGGCGTATCGACGCCAGCGACGGGAAGAGAAATCAGGCCTTTGGCGACACGATCCAGAGACGCAAGCGCCTTCTCGTAATCCTTGACGACGTAGTCCGGTGGTCCCTGATAATGCAGGCGATGACGCGCAATATCGATCGACCAGGTGCGCACGAGATCCGGAACGGGAGAAAGAGGAAGAGCGTATTTCGCGCCGACATAACCATTCACCAGATTGTCGGTATGTTCTAACGCTCCTGCGATCACATCGGGATCGATGACGCCGTCGCGGTCGCGATCGGCAATCTGCCGGATCTCGTCTTCACCGGCGCGGGCTATCAGATCTTCGAGCGTGGCATAGGTCACGGTGAGCACCAGGCGTTAGGTTCAATGGATTGAGGGCAACGGGCGGGGCAGATCGATGTGGCGGTCTGCCCCGCTCGAAAGGTCCGGCTTGCGAGGCTTCGGAACGGACCTTATTTCGTCGCCTTGGCTGGCTTCTGCGTCGCGCCGATTTCGGCGAGCTTCGCTTCGGCCACGGCGCGGGCTTCTTTCTCCTTGGCAAGATCACCGGAGATTTCGCCCGCTGCCTCTTCCGCCGTTTCGTATCGGCGGCGAGCGGCCTCAAGATCGCCTTCCAGAACGGAAACCTTCGCCCTTTCCTCGCCGAGCTGATCCGTGATTTTCTGCTGTTCAGCAGCATAGCCTGCGGTGATCTCCGCAATTTCCCGGCCATGCTTTTCAAGCAGATTAGCGACCTCAAGCTCGTTCTTGATCTTCAGCTCTTCGATCCGGTCTAGCGCCGCCGTTTCGACGGCCTGATGGAAGTCGCCTTCCAAAGGAGTTTCAGAGGTGTCGAAGGCTTCGGAAAGCTGCTCGGCAAGCTCGGCGCTGATGGCACCAGACGCCGCGAGCTGGAGCGCTAAAGTCGCGCTAACCGTAACGGTTGCCCCCGCCGCTTTTCTGATGCCGTTGACCTTGGCAGGAGCAACCAAGGTCACTGTGCTCTTCAAATCATCCATGGGATTCTCTCCTTAGACCGGCGATGCGCCAGCATCCTTGAACAGGAAGCCGCCCTCAGCGCCGACAAGGATCGGACGACGCTCGACCTTGACCGGGTAGATCCACGAGTCGGTCGCGTTTTCGAAGTAAGGCTGGTTGACCTGGGGATACCCGCGAAGCTCGTAGGTGTAAGCGTAAGACGGCACCTGAAAGTTATCGCCAGCTTCAGGCACGTAGGCCAAAATGGCGTCATTGCCCCAGACATCGTTAGCAAGGGTGTTGTCAGCGGACGTTTCCGGCAGGAAGATCGCGCCACCCACGATGACCTTCTTCACCTCGAAGTAAGCGGCAAGCATGTCGAGGCTGATGCTGTCTTTCGACGTGTACTTGAACTGCTCTTTGATCCTGGGGTGATTGCAGAGCGCGTTCTTGGCGCTCGGCCCCAGGACGAGCGTGTTGGGGTAGCGTCCGATCGACTGCCGGATAACTTCCTTGGCGTCGTCAAAATCTTCCTTCGGGTTGCTCGTGTCGCTCTTCCAGCGATCGGAACCGGCGAGAACAATCTTATGATTGTTATCGTAGTTCGCGACATTGCGGGCGAGATTGGCGGCTTCGATTTCAAGGTTCAAATCCACGACATCGAGCGTCATGTTGATGGCACCTGCACCAAGATCAATGCCGGGGACGCTTTCGGCTTCTTCCTGGTGCTCGACAGGTACGACGCCCTCAAGCGCATCCTGCGCCAGCGATACCGGATCGGAAGCGTAACCGTACTGGATGCGCCTCTTATTCGCACCTGGTGCGCGACGGGTGTTCAGCAGGCGAAACGCTTCCTTGCCAAACTTGATGACACGCATCGAGCGGTTTGGGATCGAGACGCGCGGGAACAGCTCATGCGAGATGAATGTGGAGTTGCGATAGCCGCGAGCATGGGTGGACAGGATCGGATCGACGACAGCCGCCTGCTTGGTGTTCATGGAGGCCATGAAAGAAATTCCTTATCGAACGAGAATGGAGACGAATTCGCCGTCTGCGGCGACAGAGAGCGACTGCGCGAATGCGTTGACGGCTCCGGCTGGAGCAACCTTGACACCGCCACCAGCAGCGGAAATCAGTTTCGCCCCCCTGGTAATGGCACCGCGTGCGCGGACACGAGCGACGCCGATCGCCAGAAGAGACACATCCATGCCCACTTCGGTCGCCGGGTTTTTGGCGACGCCCTTCACAGGCTGATCATCAGCGGTGATCTTGGCGTCGTTGAAGTCTACGAGATCGTAGGCTTCGAAGACGGTGGTTGCGGTCGCCGTTAGCGACAGAACGTCTATGAAAAACTGCATCGGAGAAGATCCTTCAGGTCAGGAAACGGCCTTCACGGCGTCGAGATAAGCCGTGCCGGGATGAGACTTTTGATAGGCCTGCGCCTTCGTGTGCGTTTCGAGCTGGTCGCGATCGACACTCTGGCCGTCTGCGGCGAACGACACGGCGGCATCAGCGCCACCAGGTGCGGGCAGATCATGGGCACCGAACGAAACGACCTTCGGCTGCGCGGCGAGCACGTCGCGAATTGCCTGAAGAACTGGCACCTGCTTGTCGCCTTCAGCGAAGGAAACAACGGCTTCGGCGGAAAGAGCGTTCAAGATCGAAACGACCTTGTCTTTCGATGCGGCGAGCAGCTTGCCACCGGCGACCAGCGTTTCCGCAAAAGAGACGTGTTCGTCGTTGGCGATTTTCTGCTCGCGCTTCTTCAGATTTTCGTCGCGGGCGTTGAGGTCAGCTTCGCGAGCCGCGAAAGCCGGATCGGACTGTGTCACGGGCGGTTCCTTTGGTGTTGGTGCGGGAGGTGCGGAAAAGGATGGCTGGCGAGCGGGCTTTTCGATCTCCGTCGCCTGAAGCCATTCGATGCTGTAGGCGGGCAACGCTTTGTCAGCGGCATCCATGCCAAACTTCTCGATGATGAAATCGCGCAGGCTGCGCAGAAGAGATGCGGTTTCCTCAAAGCCGCGCTCACCGAAATCAGCCGACACTTCCACAGTGTCACTGCCATCGGAGAACTGAACGTTCTTCAAACCAGAGACAGACGGAGCTGCGCCGCCAAGGAAACCGACATGCTTCGGGTACCAGGTGCCGGGAACCGGATTGGCTGCACCATCGGGGCGGTGGAACGACAGCGAGACCTTTTTGTATGCGCCGCTCTTCACCGCTTCCGCAAAGGCAGGAGCGATTTCGCCGACATTGGCATAAAGCCGATCGGCGCTCGCATCATACTCGAAGCTCTGCGCCCAGCCGAAAGCAGGCGCGTCTGTCTTCGGGTGGCCGACGACGATCGGCGCAGGTGCAGTCTCATAATTATAGGCGTCAGCCATCGCCTTCAGATCGGCGGCAGAGAAAGAAAGCTGCGTGCCGTTCATCGGAATGAACGTGCCGCTGCGAAATACCTCGATACGGGCGGTGATGGGCTTGGCGTCTGCCATGTGGACCTTCCAGTGCGATAACTGAAAGGCACATTGCATCAATCAAAATAGACCTGCGTCTGGACAAGTGGTCCGGTCAGCGCCAACTTCTGCGGGGGGGGATTTTTGGATTTTGCGCTATCTGGCGACAACGATCAAGCCCGAACGATAATCGTAAAGCCCGATCGAGGCTTCTACCACGCCGCATTCGATTTCTAACGCGCCTCTAACGCTAGGCTCGCCCAAAATCGGTATATCCGGGCATCCGAGCGTCTGGAAACGTCTCAGAGACCGTTTTGTTCGAAGCTCATTCGAGCGTCAACCAGTCTTCCGCCAGCCGCCCGATTTCGCGCTCGTCATCGTTCGACACGCCGACTTGTGGTCGGGCGGGAATGGTGACTTTACGATTGCGTCCAGCCTGCCCGCCAAAGTGCAGCAACGCGGCTTGTATCTTCGACGTACCGATCCGAACATCATCATCGGTGGCGCGATAATTCCAAGATCCGCGCAGCGAGCCGGTCACCCGCAAGATCGTCAGCGGCGCGTTTCCGTACCGGCGTTGACGTAGCTCCCTCGTCACTGGTGACAACGGTTGCCAGCGTCTGCCATCAGGACCACGCTCATTGTCGTAGTTGTCCCCGACAGAGTTCAACAGCAGCTCACCGACGTTCTTGTAAAACCCACGCGGGCTATTCATGCGCTCGACCAGCTCCACCAATCGAAGCCGAGCCGCTTCGTCATCCAACGTCACCTGAAAGCTGACACCGCTCATTGGACATTCTCTCCGTTTCGCGTTAGATTATTGACTGTCGGTGAGGCGAGACGGTGATGGTCGCGGCAGCACATCGACATCAAGGCCGGATCACCCCGGCCTTTTACTTTTTGGGCCGCTTGTAAACGAGCTTTCCACCGCGCCTACGGTCCAGCGCCTTCAGGTCGATTTGACCGTTGGGCTTGCTGATATTGTGCGCTGTGATCGCCTCCCAAAAACGCTGACCAATCTCAAATACGATCATCAGGCCCGACTTGGCGTCCGTTCGAATGTACCGGCGATCAACTACCAGCTCTTCCACGCCCTTATCGATCGGGTCTTTTTTGCGGGCAACGCCGATCCAAATTTCGTCCGGATCCATCAGCGCTTCAGCCAGCAATGGCGTTAGCGTGGCGCGGTCGCCCTTCGTTACCTTCAGCTCACCCTTTCTGTCACGGAAGAGCAAATCCGATATCGGTATTCGCTCTCCGGCCTTGTCTTCAAAAAGCACTGCCTGCCCGATCCCCGCTCCGAACGGTTTCAGGAACGCACTCACATAGTCTTCAGGCGAAAGACCGTCCTCAAGTGGGTTGGCAGCGAATAGTTTCGACGCGCTCAACAGCGTCTCGATCGGTTCTGGCGCATCGATCTCGACAGCATGGCGTGGGTTGTCGAGAGATACGCCGCCTTCATTCATCAATGAGGACGGCACGAGGCCACGCTCCCACAGGTCGCCGGGCATGTAATCCCACCCGTAACCGATACCCTGCGGCTGCTCGATCAGCGCGCCGGAAATCGGATCGATCAGCGGCACGGTCAGATCGTCGGGAGCAACATCCGGGCCATCTTTCCCACGCCGCTTCAGATCGGCAAGCGAAAGCGAACGAACACCACAGGAGCAAAGCCAGTCATTCGGTGGGAAATGGGTGTCCCACCACGGATCGTCGCAGCGGTATATTTTGCCGTCCCACGCCTGGTGCAGCGGACGCGGAATTTTAGGCTGGCGTGTCTCGCCGTGGCGGTACTCCCAAAAAGGCCGCAGCTTCATGACGGCCGGATCGCGCATCTGCTTCAGGCGACCTGCCATGTAGGCGGTCCGAACATTGGTCTCGAAAATGACGCGGGTACGCCAGCCGCGCTCGCCCTTATACTGCCAGCCATATTGCTGAACGATCCGATCGAAGTCCTGGCGAAACGCCTCCAGGCCCGTGCCATCTTCCATTGCCCGCGCAATCGCGTTCTGGAAATCAGACAGCATGTCGATATCGGTCGCACCTGCGACGACAAATGCGCGATCGTGGACGCCGCGCAATGCGTCGGTCCAAGCCTTGGTGGGCTTCACCCGTTTCTGCCTGAAGAACTCAATCTGCTCACGGAACGACTGGTTGAGTACGTCGGCGTCCGCGAAGTCCTCTGCGGTTTCCGCGTCAAGGAACACGGCCTCTCTGCCCTGCAATGAGGCAAGCTCTAACGCGTCACCGATCTGTGACGCCAACGCTGAAGGAGACCAGATTGCCGCAAGCGACAGGACGGCCCTTTGCGCAGCAATGAAATCAGGAGCGTCGAGGGCGGCACGGATAGCGTCGAGGCGGCGGGTGAAATGGCCGTCAACGACGGTTTCGAGCTGGTCGGCAACCGCTTCGATGCGGCTGCTTTCCTCCGAAAAGCTTACGTGCTGGTCATGCCGCTGGAGTTTTTTTTTACGGCAGGGCCACCAAACAATGCGGCAAAAAGAGGGTTTTCATCTGCGGCCTTGCGCAGATCGCGGTCTCTTTTCCCGCCTTCCATAAAGGCAAACCTTGCTTCCACTAGCGCGTCGATCGCCTTTTCCGACAGATGATCTGTAATGCCAAACCCGGTGATGTATTCACGGGCAAAATCGTCATCATCGATCTGACCGGCAGTTGCCAGAACTGCCATCAGCGCGGAATTAATGGAGGTGGCTGCATCGGCCTTGGCTTTACCGACTTCCGATTCAGCCTTTTCGTTTTTCGCCCGAGTGCGCCAGATGTAGGGAACGCCAGCGCCGGGGAAGTTGTATTCTACCAGCCATGTGAGGATTGTCTCGCGAAGTGTTCCGGACAGGAGATCGGCATCACTATCGACCAGCAGTTCCAGCATCTCTGCATGCGTCTCTGAGGCCGCGCGCGATCCGCTGTTGCCGATATCGGTCGTTAGAGTTTCGCCGGTGGTAGCGATCGAGATCTGTTTGTCCCAATACTGCAGAAACTCTTGGTAGCTCACCGAGCCGCTGCGAGCCGCTTCCAGGAACTTGATGTCCGTGCCGATCGGCGCGGTGAGCGCCGAGCTGGAGCGCAACTGACGAAGGGTGTTCATCAGCTTGTTTTGCTCTTCAGGCAATGTACCATAGGGCGTGAAGCCGATCACTGTCGGGCTGGCGAACTTTTCGAGGAAGTGCAGCCAGAAAGCAATGCCCTCGCGCTTAAACAGCACCGGCCAGAAAAGCCGCGAACCGAGTCCAAGGCCGTAAGGGTTGTTTCCCTTCACCCCAAATCGATGGACGATGAACTTCCGCTCCGGCAGCTCGACGCCGTCGCGCATGTTCGTCCAGGTCAAAAGTCGAGGACGCCAATCCTCACCAAATGCAAATCGTCGCTGGTCGTGACTGACGATCCGCTCCGGAACGATGCGATTACCCCTCCGCGTCCATACAACCTCAGAAACAGCAAAGCCTTTGAGCGTTGCGTCGAGAAGATCCTCGCAGATCCGGTCAAAGGGAAGGTCGTTGACAACCTCACGGCAGAAGTCTGCGGCCGCGACATCGAGCGGCGTTTCAGAAAACGCCTTCAGCTCCCAGTTTCGAGCGACCAGCACCTTTTTGCGTTTGGCAAGCATGGCACTGGCGTAAGTGTCGCGCTCGATCTCATCATAGATCTTGAGGCCCTTGCCGCCGCCACGGTGCAGAAGGGTGTCGTCCTGGTGCTGAAGCGAACCGCTATAAAACGGGATCGTGATATCGTTTCTGGCGTCAGCAATCAGATTGGATGCCGATGCTGGCAGGTTCTTGCGGGGCTGTTCGACGGCGGCGATTTTCTTCGATTTCATAGGCGGTAGTCTCCCCAACCGTCAGAGCGGGCATCGTTAGAAGTTGCAGACTGGATATCGAGACCGGTCGCGGACACGAGACCGCCCGCATAACGCAAAGTGTTCTGCCAGAGCATGTCCAAGCAGTCCGGACCGTCGTCATGGTCGGCATTGGGCCATTGCTGAAGCTGGTCGATCATCGTCTGCTGCGTGCTGTTGAGCCTGATCAGCCCTGCCGCGACGGGTGGCTGAAGGCGCTCGATGCGCAGATCCTTGTCGGCAGTCGGCGTGATCGGCACGGCGGAAATGCCGACACCTTGTTTTGCAGCGGTCGCCATCAGCGTCGTTCGTAGGAATTCCTGAAACTGAACCGCCTCGATAAACCACAGCATGCATTGATACCTGCGCTGCATTTCGATCACGTCAGAAATGATGATGTCGGGCAAACGCCTGCGGATCGACGCCTCCAGCACATCCATCGTGCCGTGTAGACGATTGAAGCCGCCGATCAGAATAGCGCTCGGGTCTCGGCCCTTGCCTTTCTTGCCAAGCGACGGATCGACGGAACCGAAGTGCACGAGATCCGGCTCGCGCACCACCCAGAAGGTCAGATCCTTGAACGGGCTGGCCTCATTGATAGGCTTGTTCTGATACTCGGTTGCGAAGCTATCATGATCGGCGGCGCGCTCCAGCATCAGCTTTAGCAGCGGCTGGACGGCAGGCCAGTTGACGATAGCACCGGCGTCCATGACGCTCTTGTTTTCTGTATAGAAGCCGGTCGCAGCTTCCTCACCGTTATTCTCATAGATTTCTTCGAACCGGTCCCAAAGATCCATACGATCGGGGAACCGAATGACGGCCTGAAACTCTTGCACGCGCCAGACGGGCGACTTTGCAGCGCGCACCAGGACGGCATCATAATGAAGGACGGTACCAACCCAAACGACATCCATAGAACCGTCAGGCGGGCCGACTTTGAGGGCCGCACGCTTGATCCATGTTTCGAGCTTCTTGCGCTGCTCGGGAGAGCGGACCGCTTCGTCATTCTCCAGATCGTCGAAGAACATGAGATCCGGACGATAAGGACCATGGCGACGGCCACGGATCTTCTTGGCAGCGCCCAGGCCTTCGACACGAATATTGTTGGCCGTGACGATTTCGCCCTCGCGCCACACACGACCAGCGCCGGTCGCTTCCGGGAAATCGTTAGAGAGGCGCGGGTTTTCCGTCAGCTCCGATTTAATCGCCTCGACCAGGAGCGCTGCCTGCTCGTACACATCGCAAACTTCCAGAATGTAGCGCTTGTAACCATGGCAGATGCAGTACAGGGCAAAGCCAAGCGACAGGTGCGTAGATTTCGAAGATCCGCGAGGCGCGATGAGTAGATCTCTAACGCCCTTCTCGGATGCGAGGATTTCAGGAACGCGCTTGAAGATCGCATGGTGAAACAGGCTGTGTTCGCCCTTCACGTAATGCGGCAGGTAGGTTTCCAGAAAGTATTGAAAGCCCGTTTCCGGGTCTTTCACTTTTGCCAGACGTTCGGCTTTGGCCTTCGGATCGGCAGAGAAGGCCGTAACCGAAAGCTCAACCCACTTGGCGAGATCGTCCGCCAGCTTGGCAAGGTTGTCCTTGAAATCCTTGCCGCTGACTTTCGCTTTCAGGCTAGGCCGTTTGATCATGATGCGTAGCGTCTCGCGAGGCTTTCACCAAAAGGCTCGATGATTTCGAGGATCGCGGCGACGTGCTGCGGGAACTTCTCGCGGACGAAATCAACGAGGTATTGCATCACGTCCTGGGCGACACCTAATTCCGAAATCTTCGGCGCGAGCTTTCCAGCGCTGGTGGTCATCTTGGTCATGGCATCAGCCAGCGCGACCAGGTGCTTGACCTTCTGGTCTAGCGGAAGATCACCGTGCTTGATTTGCTCCAGCACCGACTGCGCCATGATCATGAAATCTTCGATCACGGACGAGACGACGGTTTCGATACCTTCACCGGCCATGATGGACGCGGTGCGGGCGATATCCCAATCGTCGCCAGCATCTTTTGCCGCCTTCTTCCAACGCCCGAATGTGGCCTGACTGATATCGAGCGTCATGGAGATGGTGGCGCCGGTCATGCGGCGATAAATGTAGTCGGCACGGGCCTTGCGGCGCTTATCCTGTTCACTGGACATTAAAGCCGCCTTTCACAAGGAACGTCATGATGGCGAGAATGATGCCACTGATGATCAGGCGCATGATCCAGCTCGTGTTGCTGTCGATCTTGCCGAGCGATTTCTGAATGCTGTTCATGCGCTCATTGGTAACGGCGTCAGAAAGTTCCAGCTTGCTAACGCGGCTTTCTACGACATCGAGACGGTCATGCGCCTTCTCGGTACGACTACTTTGCAGATTGAGTTCCGTCACTTAGGCCAAGTCCCCTGGTGATGCGCAGACGCATCGACAGCCGCGACAGCAGCTTTTCGACGTTCCTCGCAAATATTGCGGGCCGTCCGATCGGAAGCCCAACTGTTGAAAACCTGCTCTTGCGACATGTCACCGGCTGGCTTGAGGGAAAGCTTGGGGCATTCCTCGCGAGCTTCGACCGGCAAGACCGGTGCGGAGTAGACAGTTCGCACGACAGGCGGTGGTGACGGTTTGTCAGTCTGGGAGCAACTGGACGCGGCCACCATCAAGGCCAACAGCAGTGCCGTTCGGTAGAGCCGCATTAGCCTTCTCCAACGTGATCAATCTGGCGCGCTGGGCGGCAATGGTCTTTGCCGTCTCGGCGCTGATGCGCATGGTTTCAATTGCCTGGGCGGCCTCGCGACGGGCTTGAGCGGCGTTAGATTTTTCGATCTGCGCTGTCCAATGGGCGTCTCGTTCTGCAATCGCAGACTTGCGGGCGTCAGCAATCATCCCTGTCAGGGTTTCCGCGCCAAGCTTGTAAGCGTGACAACCGGCGAAGATCAGGGCCGCAACGATGAGAAGCGGCAGGATGATCTTGCAGAAAATCGGCGTGGCCGCCTTTGTGAGCCACGCCGAAATCATAGTGTCTCTCCTGGCAAACCGTTCGGATCGTCGCGAGCATTGAAACCGGGAAACGATTGCGAAGGCGGGACGGGAGAGACGGAGGCTTGCACCGCTGCAAAGTCCATGGCACCGGCGAACCGATGAATGCCGAGGAGCGCAGAAATCAGGAGCATCATGGATGGTACGACAATGCCTGCCAGCGAAACGGCTTGATCGCTGCCGTTAGTGCCACGCCAAACCAGATAAAGGACCACTCCCCAGGCGAGCCAGAAGGATAGCCAGATCTGGCGTTTGGACATGCGGTAGGTTGGTTTCATGATCTCGGCCTATGCCTCATTACGGGAGATGGGCGCGCCGCTTGCTGAAAGCTGAACGCGTCCCGGAACAGGCTCTTGGCCTGTTTTCGGCCAACGGGTGGCGCGCAGGCGGTCTTTTTCGACTTGCGTTATCGAAACTGAGTTTCGTTGATTACCGCCGAGAACATGGAAATGGGTGCGGGTCTCACCAACGTAGAAGCCGACATGGCCGCCGCCCGGACGCTCGAAAACGAGGACAGCGCCAACAGCCATCGGAACTTCGCGACCAAAGGTCTTCCAGTTCAAGGCACCGAGAGGATTGGAAGGAAGAACCTCGTTTGGCAACGTCGTCGAGATCCAGTTCGCCACAGCTAGGCCGCACCACGGGATATCGTCGTCGGTGTAGAAGCTTTCGATCCAGCCGCCGAGCTTCTTAGCCCAACCGAGTATCACGGGATTTGACTTTGTACCCGCGATCTCTTTCAGGCCCATGTAGCGGCGAGCTTCGCGCATCCATACCGGCTCGACAGGAACAGGTGGGGCGGAGACGGCTTGGCTGGAAATGGACGTACCTGCATCGCGGCGCAGAGCCTCGACCGTTGCCCGATCGGCAACGCCGGTCTCCGGCAATTTGTCGGCATGTTGAAACTTTTTGAGGGCGTCGATGACAGCACGCCCATGCGCGCCGTCCATGCTGCCCGCATAAGCGCCGTGCATCCGCAAGCGCCAGATCAGCCATTGATCAAAATTCATAAGTGTCCCCTGTCAGTGAGGGGACGTTACGCAGGATCGCAGCAAGTCTCTTTAGGACATGAGGTCCGGTCAGTCGTCGAAGAGTTTAAATTGATCTTTTGGTTCTGGCTTGTTTGCCATGCGTCGCACATGACGCTGCGAAATGCCAAGTGCGCGAGCTATCTCACGCCGTTCCTTACCCTCATTTTGCAGGGCTAGGATTTCGCGCCGCGCCGATTTGCGAGGGCGAAGGTGAGGCACATAGAATAACTGCCCCGCGAAATATTTACATACAGTGCTTCCATCCTCTTTGCCAAGAGCAAGCATAACAGGGTGATCGTCAGATGGTTTCAAAGGAAAGCTGGTTTCGGTACCGCCAAAATGTGCGACCAGCTTCAGGGCAATGCCAAGACCGATAGTTTCGGCAATGGCCTGAAGGCTCTCTGGAAGATCTTTAACGGACGGATTGGTCATATCACCCACGGGCCTCCATTGCTTTGAGGGCGTCGATGACCGGATTGGCCTGATCGAACGTTAGAAAATCGGGATCGTCCACGCCTGCGCGCTTCTTCACAAAAGTACGCAACGCGTTGCGAGAGCCGTCTTCAATGACGCCTTTCCGATGGCAAGATTTCCAGAGCGCATGCACGAGGCGGATATAGGGCTTGGACGCGATCGGCAGCTTCTTCGAAGTCGGCTTGACCTTGAAGCCAAGCCGTTTCATTTCTGCGACCACATCGAGCCGCTGCTTTTCTGTCATGGTGCGGAGAGAGTTGGACTTGCCAACACGCAGCAGCAGATCGCGATAATCGGCCTCTTCCATGCCGAGCTGCTGGCGAGCGATATTGATGACGGCCATGGTATTCATGCCGCACCTTCCATTTCCGCTTCAGCCATCGCGACCAGAACAGCACTCGCGAAAAACACCGGCGTGAAGACTCGCATGTAGACGAATTGGACCGTCATGCCCCCCTCTTCAGCAGCCGCCCAATGCGCCTCCCGGCTGTTGGCGTCGGTGAAGACAGAGGCAATCGCCTCATCTTTCGTGCGGCGGAAACTGTGCGGCAGAAGCGTGCCTTCTGGCGAGCATAGTGCGAAGCCCTGGGCGAAGGCCGTCTGCGGAACCCGATCAGAAGTCATCTACCGACTCCAGTTCCGTCGGATGGCAGGGAAGCATGTGCTTGTCGCCCTGGAAGAGTACCTGGACATAGTGTCCAGCGCTGGCCTTCTCCGGCATGATGGTGCCCATCCGGCCCGTTACCGTGTGGCGAACGATGTGATTAACAGTGATCTCCACGCCGTAATAATTTCGGATGTAGTCGTAGCTCATGCCGCACCACCTCCCCTGCTGTGTTCAACGGGGCAGTCCTCGCCAAGCTCTCTCCAGTCGGGCCAGTCGCGCGAGAAATTTTCCGACTGCTTGGCGACGAGGTCGCGGAGCAGACTCTCAACGGTCCCGCCGTGTCGCCAGTAGCCGTCCATGGCAAGCATGATGACATCGCACCATTCGGTCAGATCGTGCGGTTCGGCATCAATCTCGCGAAGTTCCTTCTTGATGTGCGCGGTGATGCCTTTGGAGCGGAGACCGGGGCCGAATGTTTTCCGGCTCCACTCGATCTGCTTGGCATAGTATTGATCGAAGGTAAGCGTGTTCGTTGTAACTCCCGCTTCCAGATGCGGAGCGGCGCGAGAAAGGATCGAGGATAGCCGTTCCATCCATTTCGTGCCGCCCCTGTACTGTTTCGCGCAGTCCGCGCAAAAACGGTCGCCGTGGCAATCAACGAAAATCTCATCAGCCGAATATGTGCAGCAGTCTACATCTACGGCGTGCCACCGGCAGGTGAGGCAGAAGTAGAGTGCTCGAAGCGCTTGGGGCTTTTCCGCTAACGCCTCTTCACGCTTGATGACGGCGTAGATTTCAGGAATAACGTTGGCATTTTCGACAGCGCCTCCGAAGACCTCGTCCACGACTTTAGCCAGAATTGCGTTCGGGATCGTCGTCATGCGTTGCCCGCCGCCGTCGAGGAGACATTAAGCTCCAAAGGTTCAATTGCGAAAACTTCGCCTTCGGATTTGATGGTCACGCCAGCGACGGTTCGCGCCTTGTCTGGATCGTTCAACATCGCCTCTTTGTTGATTTCTTCCTTCTGGCGAATGAAGGACTTCAGGCCGAGTTCTTTTAGCGCTTCAAGGACCGCTTCAGCGCCACGGATAGAAACGCTGGCTGGAAGCGACCGCCAACGGATCGTGCCGGTCCCGAAGTCATGGAACTTGACCTTATCGTTATTGGTCAGGTTCATGCGATTAGCCTCGCACCAAGCTTGAACACCGCGCTCGTGCTCCTCCAGTTCAGTGCGCATCATGTTAGTGTCCGCTTCGAACTTCTCACCGGCAAGCGTGATCACACGGTCCGCAAGCGCCTTCTGTGCCGCAATGGCACGGCGAAGCTCGCCAATGCGACCGACCGCCCAAACGGCGTCGTGGCGGCTCTGCGGCACGCGGGAGATCGCCATGGGTTTCTTTTTCTTTGCAGTTGTCATTCTGGTCTTTCCTCGTCTTCAGTCCGGTTCGGTTGTTTTGGAGGGTTTGGCGGCGGAGCGCTTTTCCGCGAATGCCGCGAGAGACGCGATCTTGTCGTCGTTCGACCGCATCAGTCCGAGCGGAACCACTTCACCTGCGAGACGGGTTTCCATTCTCTGGCAATCCCGCTCTAGGTGGCGCATCAGGTCGCATATCACCACGGTTGTTTCGATCGGAACGGCAAGGCCGCCCGCTACATGCTGCTCCAAGTTCAGGCGCAAGAGCTTCAGAAATTGCGATGATCTAAGCATTGCGGGGCTCCGATCGGATATCGATGATGGGGACAGAGACTAACCGTCCCTCAAGCGGGACATGCGGACGGCCGGTGAGGTATTCGATGGTGGTTTCCATGTGCCGCGCTTCCATTTCCATGAGGCGAAGCGTTAGAAACAGATCGGGTGCATCCAACCGATTGACGAGCGGCAGCAGCCGGTCGCGCAGTTGGGTGGTGGCGTCAGACAGCATCGTTCGGCTCTTTCGGTTTCTGGTTTTTCGGGTTTTGGGGGCATTGCTGGCAGGCAAGCCAATGCTTCAGCTTGACTGGATCACTTTTCGCCATAGGCGCGGTATGATGCGTCTCGCAGTCGCCTGGGGCGATGGCATTGCGAAGATGCGGGCACCAGACCTGCTGACCGTAGAGCGCCATGACCTTCGGAGCCAATTTGGCTTGAACCTTGTTCATGCCTGCGCTGTACTTTCCTGCGCAAATGAGGGAGATCGCGGTCCGCGACACCCCCAATTCATCTGCAATTGCCTGCTTAGAACGAGCTGGCTTCCCGGCTTCTGTGCGCAGGACATCGATCCAGGCAGGATCTACAAGGGCAATCAGGCTTGCCTGGCGCATGGCACATCCTCTCCGGTGTTGGGGTCATGGATGAAGCCCTTACGAGAGACGATCGGCGCATGCTGGCCGGAGTTGCGCATCAAACGGAAGCGCTTCTGGCCTTTTCTGGCCTGCAAGGCCGCGACATACCCGGCACGGCAGAGATCGTTCAGATATCTGCGCGCTTCGGCTTCAGGAGCCTTCGTGGGCCAGTTGACGACCATGACGATTTCGTTGACCGAAAACGTGGTGGACATCAGCATGACCGACCAGAGCCTCTGTCTGAGCGTATCAGCAGTGTGCTTGACTTTAATGGGCGCGGGGGCGGTGGACACCACGCCCTCGCGCTTTGCCTTCACACCCGCCTTGGTCAGTTGATAGCAACCGGCCTTGCGGCGCTCGATCAGGCCCGCCTCGACCATCTTTGCCATGGTGCGGGCCAGCTGGTGGCGCTTCATACCCGTGGCTTCCAGCATCACTTCCAGCTTCAGGCATGCCGTTGGTGTGAGCTGGTCGAATACCCTGTCAAAATATGGAGAGGTATTATTCTGCATCACGCTAACTCCGGCACCAAAATTGGCTTATTGGTGCGGCGGTCATTCAAGACCGTCTGCCCTGCCATATCGGCCATGGTGATGCCCTTCGGGCCGGGATCGATGCGCATACCGAAACGCTCAATATTGGCGATCGCCTCAAGAACCTCGCGGTTGTAGCCCTGCGATACGGTCAGGACGAAATCGACAAGGCAATCAGCCACCTTCACTTCGCATTTCTGGTCGATCAGCATCCGGACGTCCTCGCGGGAGGCTTTCTGGAATGTGACCCGCTGGCTGATGCGGCTGGAAATCTGCGGAAATCTGGCAATGTTATCGTTGATCTTGCCCATGCCGACGAGGATCACTGGCAGTTCCAGCATGTCCGAAATGTCACGAACCGTTTCCAGCAGCGCCGCTTTACTGGAGATGTGATCTGCTTCGTCAATGACGATGCCGAATGAGCGCCGTGCCATCTGCGCGCCGGTCTGGCGGCTACCGAGTTCGCGCAAGATGGTTTCGTACTTCTTCTCGATGCTATGCGGCGGGCGAACGGGAAGCGCTTCCAGCAATTCGTTCATGAACCAGCCGGGCTTCCATTCCTGCTTTGCGCGCAGGTAAATCCAGCCGGTCTTCGCTACCCAATGTTTCAGCGTTGTGGTTTTACCCAGGCCGGGGATACCATCAACGACGCCAAGGCAAGCCTCCTGTGCCCCGCGATCCTCCAGCGCTGAAAGCGCGGTCAAAAGGCGCTTCACGTTGCTGGTCTCGACAAATACGTTTTTCATGCTTAGATTCCTCGTGCGAATGTAGGGTGTCAGGCAGCGGCGCGGATGATGTGTAGGAGCTGATCCACGTCGATGCCGGACATTCGAAACAGGTCAATCGTGGTTTGCCTCTGGAGGCAGCGACGCAAAACACCCACCTGATTGACCGTCAGTTTTTCCGGATTTTCTAACGCCCACGCCGCCAGAGCTTCGTCAGTCGCAAAGACCTGTCTGCGGGTGGTTTCAGCGGCTCCGGTCGCCGCTGGAAGGGTTTCGCCGTCACTGGCGACCAGCACGGGACCGGCAGGAGCCGGTTCCGGCGTGATGTCGATGATTGGCATTGCCAACGCCGGGGAAGCGTCAAGGAAATGACCCGGTGAAAGCTCGGCCTCGACCTCCGACAGATGGTCGTTCAGTCGGCGCGCACGAGCGGCGGCACGTTTCTCGATCGCGGCACGCTCCATGGTGAGCGGAATGTAGCGCTCTTCGTTACCCGCGAAGATCGCCACGCAGATCAGACGCCCCATAAGCTCTTCGCCAGAGGTGCGATCGATCTCGCGCACCCAAACCCGGCTGGCATCGTGAATATCGTAGCCGACCAGGACATCCTCGCCGTGGAACTCTTCCAGCGCCAGATTGAAGTAGGTGTTGGTCAGCCACTCGATCATCGAGCGGCGGGTGCGGCGCTTCACATAGGGGCGGAACAGGTCGTTCTTTTCATGCTCCAGAACCGGCACGATTTCGAAGCCGGTGGAAACGTGATATTCCCAATACTGATCAGGCGACATTTTGCCGGGCAGCGCGCTGTGAGGCTTGGCGTTATAGGATGCCACCGCGTTTGCGCATGCCGTTAGAAATTCCTGCCACGATGGCAGACGGCTGGATGCTCCATATTCTTTGATATCCTTACGGGTGGATCTGAACGAACGCTGACGCGCCTGCCGATCCATATCCTCGCCAATATAGGTCTCAAATTCCTTGGATAGTGGGTTCCAGACGGAGCCGTTAAACCGCTCAATGATGCCACGCGCCTGCGAGTTTTGCGGAAGCGAGTGTAGCTTGGTGATGCCCAGGCGCTCTGTGACACCAGTGAGCTTGTTATCCAGAACATCGTTCTTGAAGCCTGGGCCACGGTCTACATAGAAGATCGCGGGGATGCCGTTCTGTTCGCAGGCGTGGCGGAGTGCATCGACAACGCCGATGGTATTTTCCGCCAATCCGAATGAGAAGCCCACGCAACGGCGCGTGGCGACATCAACGATGCTGGTGATTTCCGGCCTAAATGGCTGACCATGGATAGGATGGGCAATCTCGGCATCGAACGTCTTGCCGTCAGCAGTGTACACGCAGCCCGGCAGTAGCTCGTCGGTGGAGCGAAGAGTGTAAGCCATGCGGCTTTTGAGGGTCAGCGACCCTTCCCGACCGCGATGTTTTTCGACATTGCCAAGTCTCGCCATGAGGCGACGGACTTGATCGTAGTTGGGCGGCATAATGTGCGCGGGCAAAGCCTTCTTGAACTGGTCAAGGGCATCAGTGAGGCATGGTTTTTGCGGCTGCGCATAGAAGCGAAGGAACTGCCAGAACCATGACGGAATGTCCTGCTTTTCCTTGGTCGGCAAAGGCGCAAGCGCACCGACACCAACCGTGTCCCGCAACTTGAACCAGTCATATAGGGTGGCGCGGCTGACGCTGGCCTTGTTGGCGCGGTCGTTAGCGACGCGCAGAATAGTTTCGGAGATATCGACCGCCACCGGATCGGCAAGGAAAGATTGGATCGCCTGCCGTTGCGACATACCGTTAGAGATTTGAAGCATGTCGATGGCGGACAGGATTGTAGAACGTGCGTTCATCACATCGCGCTGGCGAGCGGAAAGGTTAGCCGTGGAGAGTTTTTCGCGACGGGCAAGCTCCTGGCGCTTTGCCGCCTCTTGGTTGACCAGAACTAATTCCCGGTTTCGCTCGGCATGAAGCGCGGCCTGCAATGCCTCCGGTAGAAGCGAGATATGGTATTCGTAGCCGCCGCCGCCCTCACGCCCTTTGCGTTCGCGGCAAAGCGGAGATGCGTTCCAGCCTTCGCGCTTGATGCACTCCTGCACACCGCGTTTGCTATGCGGCATCGCTTTCAGCTTCAATCTTGCGCCAGCGTCAGCTATTTCTTGGGCAGAAAAGTAGCTCATTTCAGCCCCCTGATGCGGCCAGCAAGGGCGTCACGATGGCGGGTGCGCTCCTCGATCTCGCGATCCGCACGCCAAATTTCGATGATGTCAGCGTAGCGTTCCGGCACAGCGACGAAGCCCGCGAAATCGCAGACGAATGCGAGCAACTCGTAGCAGTCCGTCACCTCCAACAAGGCAATGAAGCGTTCGAGCGTGATCTTATGATCGCGGCGCGCTGGCGACGCGTAACAATCCAGCATGTTCTCGGTGACACGCTGACCAAGATGCTCTGACATCGCATCCGCGATCTCAGCACGCGACATTTCGGATTTCTGCATCGCATGAGCGAGAACACGGGCGATTTTCACATCCAGAGTCCCACCTTTCGAGACTTCAGGATCGATCCGCGCCGCGACTTCCACAGGCGTATAGTCGCGCCAAAGATCAAGGGTAAGGGTGTCGCGGCGCTTCTTCATTAGATGCGCCCCCGGCGTTTAAGAGAAGCGATAATCCGATCCTCATGCTCTACAATGACGCTGTCCAGTTCGTCATCCTTGAGGCCCGCCAGAAACTTGCTCATCGTGGAAATGCTCTTTTGTAGCTCGGCAATTCGAGCATCGACCTGCGCGGCAACGATGGGGCCACCGCCCGGCAAAGTTTTCAGCGTTTTGGTGACGGCGGCGACTTTGCGCTCTTCGTGTGTCAAGACACGGCCATTCGCGATAATCGCAAGAGCGTCGGGGACGTTGGTTGCCTTCGGCGGATCGGCAAAAAGTATATCGAGAAGCTTGACTTGGTCGCCGTGGGATTGTTCCGAAAGCTGCTTCAATCCTGCTTGATGATCCGCCAACCACGTGCCTGCGCAGCGCTTTCGGGAAGCGTCGGAGAGGTCCATCCAGATTTTAACGGCGAGTTCAATGGCGCGGCGTGAGAGGCCGATTTTGTCAGCCGTGGCGGGGGCGAAGCCAAGTAGTTCAGGGCTTTCTTGATCAGTCCGCAAAGTTTGCGTTCTGATTTCGGACTTCCGGTCGCCGCCGTTCCGCGTCTCCGGGTAAAGACGTTCATGCACCTGCTTTAATTCGTACAGGTGTTGGCAGCGATCGAGCTTGCTAAGCTCAATACGCCCAAGGTTCTCGATAACTTCCTCAAACCGGGCTTCATCGTCCGTTGAGGCGGTTGAAACAGTCAAAGGGATTGATGTCCAGCCGAGCAAGCGAACGGCTTCAAGGCGTTTGCGGCCTGCGATCAGGTGATAACGGTTGCCAACGGCCCGAACGCGAATGGGGTTCTGCAATCCGGTCGCCGCTATCAAAAGCGCGAGCGCTTCTGCGTCCGCTGGATCAAAATGTCGGGCGCGATTTTCGGGGATATCGATCCACGTAAGGGGAGCGTGAACCACATCCGGCTTCGGCGGTTCAGCAATGTCTACTTTCTGGAGCTTGGGCATTTATGAGACCTGAAATGTCGGGATTTTCGATGCGGAGCCGCCTGCTGGAGGTTGGCGGCGGCTCCGCTTGATCGCGCCGGACGAAAGACCGGATCGGCGCGATGGGACGCAAGATCAGGCGGCTGCGGCGACGTACCTGTCTGCGATCTGACGCAGCCGCGCCGCGACGATCTCTCCGGCCTTTGCGCGAGCCTCCCGCTCTAACGGGGCGAACACGTCGTCAAACAGCCTTGTCGCGAATATCTCGATGGTCACATCGGCGGCGTCCACCGCGTGGGCGGACAGTTCCGCGACCTTACTCTGCTCGGCCTTTGGCTCTGGCGGGGGCGAGAGTTGCTGTTTCCGCTTAGGCGTCGGCAGTGGGCTGGCAGGGCGCTCTACATCTCCCCGGCGCACACCGAAATACCACTCTTCAAAGATTGAAAACGGCGGGAGGTCTTGTCCGACTGCGTTGAAGTCCTTGCAGAGAGCCGAGTAAATGGTGCGCGGCTTGAAGGTATCGGCATGGGCCTTATCGAAAGCGGCCTGGACCGCTGAAAGGGTGAAACGGGGCAGACCCGAGAAGTATGCGATGGCGTCAGCGAGAGCCGGATTTGTTGACAGTGCGTTTGTCATGCCATTGCCCTCATGCCAGAGGACGCGTTAGATTTTTGACTTTCTAACGGTGGCCAACGAGTGCTATCTAATATTCCGGAGTTTTTCTTGGGGTAACGAGTCGGCCAGAGGTTTTCGGGCTTCTGACCAATGAAGGTGGCGAGCGTTTCCTGGGCCTTGTAGTGGGTGGTGGTATTCAGTTTCCGTAGCAGGGACGAATGCAACCCGGTTCTTTCTGCAAGACCAGTTAGCGTCATTCCTCTTCGATGGACCTCCGCCTTAATGGCGTGCCAGTCCATCACTGGCTTCTGTTTGCTCATGGTTTCTCTCCGCTCTGAAAGCGGGCGCTGCAACGCCCGCTTTTTTAGGGTTGTTTCGGTACAAGTGCGAAGCGCATTGGCGTTTCGCTGACAGGAGTATTAACGGAGATTCGCCGTTTTGTAAACGGAGAAACTCCGTGAAGGCTATGGCACGTCCGCAGATCGCAAAAACACCGTTAGCTGAACGGCTTACAGAGGTTCGAAAGGCGCTTGGCTATGAAGCGCGGCAACCTTTTGCACAGCTATTGAAAATGCATCCCGACACTTTGGGTGGGTATGAGCGCGGTGATTCCACGCCTGACCACGAATTCCTTGGGATGTATAAACGGAGATTCGGCGTTAACATTGATTGGCTGATCACGGGTGAAGGCCCGATGTTCACCCCAAAAGAGGTGACTGAATTTCTTGCGCGACAGGCCGGGGGGCATGCGATTGATCCCTCAACTGGATCCGGCGGGCTACTGCACGCCGCGCTTGATTATCTTGACGACAACAGGGCGCTCCCGGCGAAGCTTCAGAAAGCCGACTTTGTAAATCTACCTCAATACGATGTGCGAGCATCAGCCGGTCGAGGGTTGATACCCATCAACGAAATGCCGGTCTCACAGACGGCATTTGAACGCAGCTTCCTTCGCAGTCTCGGCGGAGCGCCAGATTTCTGTTTTATGATGTGGTCCACCGGCGACAGCATGTTTCCGACTATTCCAGACAATGCGTTATTGATTGTCGATTCCAGCCAGACGATCGTTGACCACGGCAGAATTTACGTTTTTTCCGTTGGAAGCGCGGTGCTCGTTAAGCGAGCAAAATGGCGCATGGATGGCCGGTTAGAACTCGCGTCCGATAATGTCGAAGGAAACTACCCCTCTGAAACCTTCGATGCCGACCGCGTAGAAGACTTAGTTGTGGTTGGGCGGGTCATTTTTATCGGCCACCAGTCATAG